CAATTAGGTTTAGGAGACCCGGATATGGAGAAAGCCCGTGAATGGGTTTCCTACACCAAGTTTGAAGAAGCTGTTCCTGATATACTAACCCTATCTGAATTCGTAGATACTGTATTAAAGAAAACAGTTACAGATGATGCAAAACCACACCTATGGTTTTCTGAAAGGTATATGATAAGTAGATATCTTCAATCAAACGAATCGGCATCGGATGATTATATAGAGAAATTCGATTATAGGATTAAAGTTTTAAAAGATAAGCTACAATCATCTGATGATAGTTATAACCACATACATAAATTCTTAGATGTTTTGGTAGAACAACTCCACACAAAGCGAATGATATTTCCAAAAGAAGTTTTAGGATATTTAAACCAATTATACAAAGGAAAGATAAAATAATGATATTTATATATGGTGAGTATAGATACAATTAAAGAACCATTTAAGAATAGGATATTAGAAATCCTAAAGTCTGAATCTGATTCGGATGCTAGACTCCGTAAATTAAAAGTATATATGTTAACTGAAGATTATTTTAAATCGTTAAATGTAGATGCCGCTTGGTTAGCATATGAGATAAACAAAACATATAGGAGTAGTGATTATGCACGATAATGAATATTGGGATGAGGGTGAGTTCAATTTCTTCAATACATTAGAAGATGTTGATAAGCTATTATATGTTTACGATTTAATGGTCGGTGAGTTTGTGCACGAGTATAATGGTGAGCATATTGATAATGTTTTTGAAATAGAGTTCGAAGAAGAACCTATGGATGAGATAAGGCAAGATGTAACCTTACAATTTACATCAGATGGTAAAATAATGTTTACAGGTTCTGAGTTAGCCATATTGATGAAGGTTGCTAACGATATGATGTTAAATGGTCTTATACTATCAAATCAAAATGTTGAATTTACAAAATACAAACCTTGGGATGTAATTTTAACTTTTGATTTAATTGGTGAAGCTTCACCAATCTCACTTAACTGACAATCTGTCAGTTCGTTATGACATAATTTCCGATTTATTAGAATGGTACACAAGTTGAAATATACTATGTGTAAGTTTAAACATTAAAAAAGGAGAATATGATTTTTAAAACAACAGAGCAATTAGTAAATGACCTACTTAGGGATGGTAATTTACATATGTGGAACAGACCGCATCCATCAGATTACTTTAATCGTAATATGAAAATTAAAGATGATGTATTATCAATGGAGTTTGATGTACCAGGGTTATCTAAAAAAGATATCTCAGTTAAGGTAGAGGATAACATCCTATCAATCGTAGGTGAAAATGATAGTAGAACGTTCAATAAGAGTTATAAGATTTCTGAAGATTGGGATGTTTCTAAAACTTCGGCTGAAACTAATGATGGTGTATTGACAATCAGTATTCCTAAGTTAGAAGAAAAGAAAGCTAAAGTGATTGAGGTAAAAGTTAAGTAAGTGTTTTGTAAAGAAGTTATAGAAAAAGGGGGGAAACTCTACATAGTTCTAAGGAAGATTCGGGTTACACATAATCCAATTGTTCAGACTTGGCGTGAACACCTCAGAGCCGATATCGTTTTGAAGAAAGAACCATTCTATTATTTTTGTGAGGAAATTGTAGATGTTGAACCAATAGAAGAAACTTAACATAAACTTAACATAGGGGAGTTGGAAAACTCCCCTTTTTTTATTATCTTAGTAGGGTAATTAAGAGATAGTATATTTATAGTATTATGAGTGATAACAAAGACAAACTACAAAAGACTGAGTTTACCATACAGGAGATATGGCAGGCTATGCGTGGTAACGTCTATAAGAATAAGAAGAAATATACTCGTAAAAAGAAACATAAAAACAAAGAATAGTTATGGGAAATTTAGGATATGCGTGTATCAATATGACGCTAGGTAAAAAAGGTATTACTACCAATCGTAGTATGATTAAACGTACCTTTAATGAAAAGGGTATTCCGTATGCATCTGAACTCAGTATTCAGAACGTAAGGGATTTAATTGAGATTATCAAATGGAATGAACAGAATGATATTAAGTTCTTTAGAATGAGTTCTAATGTGTTCCCCTGGTCATCTGAGTATCCATTATCAGAACTACCACATTACCATCGTATTAAAAACTTATTAGCTGGTGCTGGTCATCTTGTTAACAAATATGGTCATCGTATCACATCACATCCTGGCCCATTCAATGTATTGGTATCTCCAAACGAAAGAGTAGTACAAAACACCATCACAGACCTTTCTATACATGGTGAGGTGTTTGATATGATGGGATTAAGTAGAACTCCTTACAATAAGATTAATATTCATTGTAATGGTGTGTATGGTGATAAGATTTCTGCTATGGATAGATTCTGTAAAAACTTTGAACGATTGCCTGAATCCGTACAAACACGTTTGACTGTAGAGAATGATGATAAAGCTAGTATGTATTCAGTAAAGGATTTGATGTACATACATGAACGTATTGGTATTCCTATTGTGTTCGATTACCATCACCATAAATTCAATACAGGTGGTTTAACTGAAGAGGAAGCTCTTAGACTCGCTGCTAGTACTTGGGGTGATATAAAACCAGTTGTACATTACTCTGAGAGTAAATCATTACATGAAGGTAACGAATCAATTAAACCTCAGGCACATTCAGATTATATATCTGATTATATTAATACTTATGGGTTAGATGTAGATGTGATGATAGAGGCAAAAGCTAAAGAATTAACCCTTTTAGAATACAGAAGCGTTAACGCATAATATGGGGTTAAGCTTGATTAAGTATCTTAATTAATTTCTTTTTAATATTTATTATTAGATTTATGGGGTTGTGTTAACAACTCCATTCTTCTTATAAGAAAGAATTTGATATAAATACAATTCAGGAATTTAATGAAACTAAAAATAAGTAAAATTGTTGATAACTTTTTTTCAAAAAGAACTTGGTTCATCATTTTGATGAGTTTAAGTACTCTTGCATTAGCAGGTTCAGCAGCATACTACTCAGTATTTGGACTAAGTTCTTTGTTTGCTGGTGCACGATTTGAAGTTATCATTATGGCATCTGCTTTGGAGTTTTCTAAACTTATACTCGCATCATACCTACACAACCATTGGAAACGTGCTGGTTGGATGAAGTGGTATCTCACAATAGCATTAGTAACACTTATGTTAATTACATCAGCAGGTATCTATGGATTCCTAACATCAGCATATCAAAAGACTGCTGACCAATTAGGAGTATTAGATAAGCAAGTTGAAGTTGTTGAACTAAAGAAAAGTAGATTTGAAGAATCTCTAAATGGATATAAGGTGGAAAAAACTCAGTTAAATGGTTCTATTACAGAACTTACCAAAGGGTTATCCAATAACACTATTCAATACAAAGATAGAGAGACTGGTGAGATTATAACCACCACATCATCATCCACTCGTAGAGTTCTTACTGAACAATTAAACGATATGAAAACCCAACGTGATGGTGTATCGATTAAGATGGAAGCGTTAACGGATTCAATCACTAAATTGGATTTGCAGATTTTAGATTTAGAATCAAATAATGAAGTAGCAGCAGAGGTAGGACCTCTGAGATATATGGCTGAGATTACAGGTAAATCAATGGGGGTGATTGTAAACTGGTTTACACTACTAATTGTATTTGTATTTGACCCGCTTGCAATCTCAATGGTAATCGCATTAAATAAACTTTTAAATAAGGATGACTATGGAAATAGTAATAGTACTAACACTCAGTTGTTTAGGGATACTAATATTATGGAAGTACCCATCAATGATGAGAAGGATGGGGAATCAATATCAGTACCTAAACCAGAAGTGGGAGAAAAAAGAAAAGAAACTCCAAAAGAAAAAGTGGAAAACCGCAAAGAAGAAGTCGAAGAGGTAAAATTCATACCTACTGATAAAGATGCCATAAACATATATGGCGAACCTAAGAAAAAGAAATACAATGATTCGGTAGCAACTGCAGAAGGTAGAAAATAAATTTGGATAATTCAAATTTTATTCGTATATTTGTATAACAAACTTTAAAAAAAGGCTTTAAAAAATTATGAGTGATTTGTATAACGAAGGTAGAACCACTACAACTGGTGGTAATATTGAGGCAAGATACGAAACTACTCCATCTGAAAAAGAGAAGTGGTTTCAAGAGTTTAGAGAGTTCGATTATGGATTAGATATCAGAGATAATGTTATTTTAGTTCAAGACGAAATCATTCAAGGTTTAACATTTGATGTTATATCTAAAGTAAGATTACTTAGAAAAATAAACTCAGATTTAAAATCAATAACAATTCTTCTTAACTCACCAGGTGGTGATGTTGTTGAAACTTTAGGATTAATAGATTACATTCGGTCATTAGATACCAACGAAGGCATCAAAACCAACATTGTATGTAGAGGTTCAGCAATGAGTGCAGCAGCGTTATTACTCGCAGCAGGTACTGGTGTTAGAGCATCATCTAAACATTCTAAGATTATGGTTCACCAACTATCATCATTCGCAGCAGGTAAACTTTCAGATTTAAAATCAAACGCAAAGTTTGCAGAACAATTGGAAGATGATTGTAATACAATTATGGAAGAGTGTACAAAGAAGGATAAGAAGTGGTGGGAAGAGAATCAACAAAACGATTACTTCTTATCAGCAGAAGATGCATTAGAATTAGGTATAATCGATAAAATAATTTAAGATATGGAATTTAGTTACAAACCTTTAGGAGATAGAGTTGTCGTAAAAATTGTAAAACGACACGATGAAAAAACAGCAGGTGGTTTATACAAACCATCTGGTTCAGATACAACAATGTTGGGTGAAGTTGTTGCAGTTGGTAATGGGTTATTTACTCAGACAGGAGATTCAATCCCAATGACCGTTAAGGTGGGTGATTTGGTTCTTTTAGAAGGGACTGGATTCAAACACCGCAATGGTAAAGATACTTATAACATTTATAGAGAAAGTGAGTTGTTATCTGTATTAGAAGAAAAATAAATAAAAATTAAAAGTTATGATACACATTTTAGATGAAAATCAAATAGCAGAAAACTACGAAAAGTTTCGTAAGTTAATTAACCAAACGTTTACAGGTGAGAGATTAGAAGCTCTTAACAAAATGTATGACCATCTTGAAGATAGAATTATCCTTACTCCTGCATCATCAACCGAACATTTCCACAACGCATTTGCTGGTGGATATGTTGACCACGTATTGAGAGTTACGAGAAACGCAGTTAAGGTATTCGATTTACATACTGAGCTAGGAATCGGTGATGGTGGATACGATAAGGAAACTGTAATCTTTACAGCACTCCATCACGACTTAGGTAAAGTTGGTAACGCTGATGAGAGTTGGTACATCCCAAATGATTCACAATGGCATGTTGAGAATCAAGGAAAGATTTACAAAACTAATCCATCAATGCATTGGATGAATTTGAATGATAGAACATTTTGGATGTTGAATCATTTTGGAATCAAAATATCAGAGGTAGAATACTTAGGTATCAAACTTACTGATGGATTGTATGATGATGCTAACAAAGAATATTATATCGCATACAATAAAGATAACTCATTAAAGACTGGATTACCATTTGTAATGCACCAAGCTGATATTATGGCTGCTAGATTCGAAAACGAAAGATGGATGAAGATGAAGCAAGGTGAGCTCACTACGAAGAACGTAGGTGGTAGACCAACTAAGAAACAAAAATTAGAAAACGTAACTATGCCGGAGAAGATTGATTTTAAATCTATCTTTGGTGAAGTAGAGGAAGCATAATTATGGAATTATTATTCATAGTAATATTATCAGTTTCAACCTTACTATTAGGATACACAACATACAATCTCCTTCGTAAAAACGAAGCATTAGAAGATGAGGTGGAGTTCGCAGACACGTATTTAGAGTCTACATATACATCTATGAAAAATGCATATGATAGAATGAAGAAGGTAGATAGGTTAGGTTCGTTTGAGGCTGATGATGAGAGTGGGTATATCTTTGAAGAGATTAAATCCGCATTGGAACAATTAAACGAAACATATAACTTAGATGCCGAGGAAGAGAAAGAATAAAAGGTATTTCACAAAGATTACTGAGATTGCTATTAACGCATATAATGGATGTGATGACCAGAAACTAAAAAATAAAATCTATAACAGATTTATTCACTATCCATTTGATAAAATGGCAGAGAATGTAATTCATACATACAAAACCTATTATTTCGATGTACCATATGAGGATGTTAAGGCAAATGTAGTTGCGTTTCTCAATGAAAAGATTCATAAGTTTAATGGTGATAATGGTAGAGCATTTTCATATTTTACAGTAGTAGCAAGAAACTATTTGTTCAATGAAAACAATGCCAACTATGCACGAATGAAATCTAGAGATGATTTAACCAAAGTTGATTCATCTCGTAATATTGTTAATGAGGTGGTTAGTCAACAAATGCAAGAATCTAAATCAGATTTTATAGACCACTACACTCAATATATTGATTATCATTTGGATGATTTATTTGTAAAAGATAGAGATAAGGCAATAGCAGATTCTATAAATGAGTTATTTAAAAACAGAAACGATTTATATTCGTACAATAAGAAAGCACTTTATATACTTATTAGAGAGAGAACTGGAGTTCATACTCAGTATATCACAAAGGTAGTTGGTAAATTAAAACTTATTTATGCAGAACTTTATACTGAGTACAACAAAACAGGTCATATCACTGTGAAGTATAAATTAAAGGATAGTAATGGATAAGGATACTGAATTATTTAAAGGTAAAACATTTTCAGATATCATGTCGGATATCTACAATAATTCTAAAAAGAAAGATAGACAGTTAAAACTTCTAATCGCTCAATTAGAACCATTGGTTAAAAATATAAACGATGCGACTGTTGTAGTTCCATTGATTAAAGAGTATATGGAAGTATCTGTTAAGAACGATGAACAAATTGTAAAACTTGCAGCAATCGTTCAAAGAATGATGAAAGACGCTAACTCAGATGAAATGGGTGGTGGTTTAGGATTATCTGAAGAAGAGAAGAAACAACTTTTAGAAAATGCAAAGGCAATTGACGCTAAAATAGATTCTCTTCAAAATGAAGGAGATGAATAATGAGCTCGTTTCAATCAGGAACAATACAAGCAATAACACTAAAGGATGATAATCCGAACGAAGTTTATAGTATTCAAGTATTAACTGCTAAAGGTGGTGGTAATTTTGAAACCGCATTCCCATTGGATACTAATATAAAACGAATACCATTATTAGGTGAAAGTGTTATATTAATTTCCGCATTAGGACCTGAGGGACAGGGTGGTAGTAGACGACAAATACAATACTATCTAAACCCAACTTCAGTTCAAGTAAATGTACACAATAACGCACTACCCAAAGGCGCTGTGGCAAAGATAACAGGTGGTACTGCTTCTGGTATACCATCGGCTGCTGCGGGAAATCCTGCAGTAACTAAAAAATCATCCGAGTCGGATTTAGGAGCAGGGTTTGTGGAGAGAACTGATGTTGGTTCTCTACAACCATTCATAGGTGATGTTCTGATAGAAGGAAGATTTGGCCAAGCATTAAGATTTGGGTATACACCTGAAGGTTCTAATACTACAAAAAAGCCAGACTGGAGTTCATCAAATCCAGATGACCCAATCACTATATTATCAAATGGTAGAAAAGAACCTGGTGAGTTCAATAAATTTATAATCGAAACAGCAGATGATGATTTATCATCTATATATCTAACATCATCTCAGAAAATAAAACTAACTACATCACAAACCAATTTGGGTTTAGGTGTTGATGCACAATCACAATTCGATAAACCATCTGTAATTATTACATCGGATAGAGTACTATTGGATTCTAAAAAAGATTATGTAATCTTATCTGGTAAGAAAGATATTATAAATGCAACTCCAAATTGGGCAATGGAGATGGATAAGATGTTTACAATCTTAGAAGGGTTAATTCAGCAATTAGCAGATTTAGCAAAAGGAACTGCAACATTTGCAACAGGTGTTGGACCAACAGGCCCCGCAACAAATGTGGCACAAGTTGAAAAGCTTTTAGCAGATTTAAAATTAATGAAACAATAATATGGCAGCGTTATGGACACCATATACAGTCGCAGTTGCAGCGTGGTATGATGCACCAATAGAAAAAACTGAAGAAGAAACTGCTAAGTTTTTAGCAAACGCATATAGGATTGCAGTAGCACCTACAATGATATCTTTAGTTCCTGGTTCTACTATTGTATCAAAACCACCTATTAAACCAATGGAAGATGCTATATTAGATACTATCAATCAAATGAAAAATGGTGAAGGTAAGCCGACCGTACCAATGTTTACTGGGTGGGCAACGGAAATAGTTAACTACTGGTCCGCCATCGTATGGAATCCCTTACCACCACCACCTGGTTATGTATCACCAACCACAGGACACTCTGTTATATCGGGTGGTACTCCATCACCATTAGATTCTTCTTTATGGAACGCATTTAATAATGAACCACTAAGTACACCTATGGGAATTATTATAGCAAATAAATTAGTAACTGCATTTAAAGGACACTTCTTAACTGTAAGTGGGTTATATAACGGATTGATTCCATCACCAGGCGGACCAGTACCAGGCCCGCCATTTCCTTGGGTTGGGGTAGTGTAAAACTAAACAATTTGATATTTATATAAAAGTATATTATTATGAAGGCAAAAGAATTAGCACAATTATTAGAAGTAATCGTTAGAAAAGTGGTAAGGGAAGAACTTAAACCAATCTTAAAAGAGGTTAAACAAAGTTCTAAACCAATTATCAGAGAACGAGCAGTGGATAATAGTAGGGTAACTAAAGACCCATTAGATATTTCAGGTCTATTAGAAACTAAAAAACCAAAAGTACAAAAGTTCTCAGAAAACCCATTACTAAATGATATGTTAAATGAAACCGCACAGAGTGGTGAATGGAAAAGTATGGATTCTACATTTACATCACAACAGGCACAAGGATTCAATAGAGCACAAATGGCTGAGATGCTAGGTTATGGTGATGGTGTTGCAACCACCACAAATATGACACCAACCTTAGACCCGGATGGTAAACCTATGAATGTTAATATCGAAGGTACTGCAGTTGGTGATGCTTTAACAAGAGATTATTCTTCATTGATGAAAACTATCAATGCTAAGAAGGGGAAATAATAAATGGCTAAACAACGTAAAGAATATTCGTACAACCCATTAGATTTACAGAAAGATGTTGCGATTGGTGTAATGCTACCGTTTGGTAAACTGAACGGTTTATTTGAATTAAGTTATACAACCGAAGAGCAGGCAATATCTAATCTAAAAAGTTTATTATTAACTCGAAAAGGTGAACGAGTGTTTCAACCTAACTTTGGTTCTGATGTTTATTCTTTAATGTTTGAAAATATCAATGTAGGTCTATCAGAGATGTTAACTGAAACACTTACAGAAGATATTAATTTTTGGTTACCCTACATAATTATTGATGATATAAATATTGAAGTTATAGAAGATAGAAATTATGTTAGGATAGAACTATCTTTTAGAGTTACCGAACAAGGTGTTAACCAACAAATAATTC